GGTGACGTGCACGGGCGGCATCATCCGCGCCTTGGTGCCGGCCAGCATCAGGAACGTGACGGTCTCGCCGGCCGGGTTGCGGAACGCCATGGTCTCGCAGCCGGGCCACGGATCCCACGGGTGGGCGGCGCTCATCGGCCCGTCCTCAGCAGCTCCAGCCGCCGGAACGCGTACGCCACCGAGCCGGCGTCAGCGGTGCGCGGCTGCAGCAGCAGCTGGTAGGTGTCGCCGCCGCCACTGGGCGCCTGCTCGGCCAGGATCTCGCGCAGCAGCGCCTCGGGGGTGACGATCTCGCGGCCCTGCCCCTCGCCGCCCAGGAACAGCGTGGGCGAGGTGAGCACGCCGCCAGCTGCCAGCTCGGGCACGTGGAACCCGCCGATCGTGCGGGGCGGGATCGACACCTTGGGCACGTCGATCGGGCCGATCTTCTGGCCGCCGACCGAGAACCCCGGGATCGTGAACCGGATGCCGTTGAACGCCCGCAGGACGGTGTTGATCGGCCCCTTGATCGCGTTCGCCACGGAGCTGGCGGCCGACCGCACCTTGCCCACGATGTCCTCGATGTAGCCGGGGATCTTGCCGATCGCGCTCTTGACCGCAGCGGCCGCCTCGCGGGCCGCGGCGGCCGGTCGCCCGAGCGCCGTCACCAGCCGTCCGATCGCCCCGGAGATCGCCGAGATGATCCCCGAGATGAACGAGGAGAGGCCCGACCACAGCGACCGCAGCAGCCCGATGGCGGCGCGGGCGGCGGCGGTGATCCGATCCCAGTAGCGGGCCAGCAGCACCACCGCCAGCCCGATCGGGCCGCCCAGGATCACGATGATGGTCTGCCAGTTCGCGCGCAGCCAGCTGAGCACCTTGCCGACCACCGAGGTGATCGTCGCCCACAGCCGCTGCGCGCCCTGGGTGATCTGCGCCACGGCGCTGTGCCAGGCGTTCACGATCCCCGCCCACGCCGCCTTGAGCGCGGCGGTGATCTTGTCCCAGTTCTTCCACAGCAGCACGCCGACCGCGATCAGCGCCAGGATCGCGCCGATCACGATCAGGAACGGCGCCGCCCAGGCGGCGGTCAGGAACGCCGCCACCGCCATCGCCACGTTCATGATCACGATCGCGGCGGCCAGCGCAGCGACGCCCAGCACCATCGCCTGCAGCAGCCCCGGGTACTTCCCTAGGAACGTGAGCACCTTGGTGAGCACGCCCTGCACGGCTTGCATGGCCGGCAGCAGCGCCTTGCCGAACGCGGCGCTGGCGTTCTCGGTCTCGGCGGCGTTGGTGCGCTGGGTGTTCGCCAGCCCGTCGGCGGTGCGGGCATAGTCGCCCTGCTGCTTGGCGGTGTCCTGCAGCAGCAGCCCGTAGCGGGCTTGCACCTTCTGCGCGTCGGTCAGCTCGGAGCCGGCCTTGGCGATGCCCTGGCTGTACGCGAACGCCTTCACGCGGGCCTCGGAGAGGTTGGAGCCGAACTTGCGCAGCGGCTCCGACTCGCCCGCCAGGCCGGACCGGATCCGGTCCAGCATCTCGCTCGGATCCTCGTTGCTGAACGACGCCATGTCGCCGGCCAGCTGCACCATCGCCTTGGACATGTCGGCCGACGCGGCGGTGCTCAGGCCGGTGGTCTGCAGCATGTTGCCCAGCCCGGTGGCGGCGCTGAGCGCGGCCGCCTGCGACAGCCCGAACGCCTTCGCGCTGCCCTTCGACCAGTCCAGGATCGACTGGGCGCTGGTGCCGAACACCTGCTGGCTGGCGGAGACCGCCTCGTTCAGGTCGGACGCCGACCCGACCGCCTTGTTCGCGGCCACGGTGATCGCGCCGAGCGCGGCGACGGCCGGCAAGAACGCCTTCTTGGCGAGCGCGCCGGCCTTGCTGCCGGTGGCGCCGATCTGCTTGGTGCCGGCCGCCAGCTGGTCGGTCTTGGCCAGGTACTCGACGATGATCTGCGGGTTCACGAGCGGCCCCGCTTGCGGTTGGCGCGGCGCTGTGCGCGCAGGTCACGGTCCATGAACCGCTGGAACGCGCGCCGCTCCTCCTCGCTCATCTCGTCCACCTGGCGTGGGGTCATGCGCCAGTACCTGCAGAACCCGGCGAGCTGGTCGTGGGCGCGCCGCTCGTAGGGTCCGGCTGCTCGGACCGGAACACCACCCGCACGTCGCCGGCCTCATCCCACGTGGCGTGGTGCCCGTCGCGGCGCAGCCGCAGCCACACCATCACCTGCAGCTTGTCCTCCTCGTCGCCCTCCTCGCCGAGCAGGTCCGACATGGTGCGGCCGGTCGCCTGGCGCAGCTCGCGCAGCTCGTTCGGCGCCAGCGACACCTCGCCCATCGCGGTCGGATCGACCACCACCTCCTCCGGCAGCGGGTCGGGGCGGAGCTTGGTCACAGCACTGGTCTTGGCCACAGGGTCTCCTTGATCTCCTGGCGGGCGGCCTGCTCGCCGGCTGCGACCAGCAGCGGCTCGGCGCCCTCAGCGGTCGGGAACAGGTACCGGCCGGACCCGATGTAGGGTCGGCCGCGGGTGCCGCCGAACTCGATCCAGCCGGCGTAGGCGCCGGCCCCGCCGCTGCCGATCGACACGCCCACGCCGTCCTCGACGGGGTTGGTCTGCACGGAGCCGGCCAGCTCGCCCGAGCGGTGCGGCACGCGGCCGCGCACCATCGCCGCCACCTGGTCAGCGACCGACTGGAAGCGGGCTTCCGCAGTGGCCGGGATGCGCCGGAACAGGTCGGCGGATCCGGCGGCCAGCTGCGGGAACCCGTGCACCTCCACGCGGGTGGTGTCCGGCATCGGCTCAGGCCGTAGCGGTCTCGGCGGCGGCGGCCGTGGTGGTGGGCGGAACGATGGTCTTGGTGGGCGCGCCGACCACCGACCACTCCAGCTCCACCGTGGACGCGTCCCCGGCGTCGCCGTTGATCGGGCTGTACGGCTGCGGGATCACCTGGCCCTCCCACATCGGGTTGGTGGCCGAGACCGGCTCATCGCGGCGCGGCATCAGCTGGAAGCCGACCGGCACGCCGCCCTCCACCGCGGTGCTCAGGATCTCCTCGGTGGCGCCAGGATCGAACGACTGGTACAGCGTTGCCACGAGCGACCACTTCACGATCCCCGGGTAGTCCACCTCGCCACACATCGTGGTGAGCGTGGTCTCGGAGACATCGGGGTTCAGCTCGATGTGGTTCAGCGTGCACGCCAGCGACGCGAACACCTCGGTGGCGGCGCCGTCCCCGATCAGCAGGTCGGCGTTGTCCAGGATCAGCGGGCGCGGGATCGACACGGCGTCAGTCCTCCTCGTTCAGGGTCACGGGCAGGCGGTAGGTCACGAGCGCCGCCAGGTAGTCCACGCGGGCGATCGTCCAGCGGCGTGGCGCGGTCACGTTCGGGTTGCCCCAGCTGTACGGGTCGGCCTGCAGGCGCCGCACGGCGTAGCTCACCAGCGCCTCCAGGTCAGCGACGCCCGGGGCGGGTTCGATCCGGTCGGCCACGCACAGCACGCCCAGCCTGGCCCACCACCGGCAGGTGCCCTGCGGCTCCAGCCAGGGGTCGTCCCACACCAGCATGATCGCGGGCGGATCCAGCGCGTCCACCACGTTGTCCAGCACCACCAGCGGATCGCTGGGATCGGTCGGCTGCAGCGCCTGCGCGGCCGCCTCGCGGGCGTTGGTGATGGTCAGGGTTCCGGTCGCCGGCACGCTCATGCGATGCCCCACTGCTGCTTGAGCGGCGTCAGCTCGTAGGCGTGGCGGTTGAACCCGTCGCGGGGCGCCTGCAGCGCGCCGGTCTGATCGAACCCGATCACCCCGAACGCCGCCGCGTTGGACTTCCACCACTCGACCGCGCGCACCAGGTTGACGCGGTTGGCGAGCGCCAGCCGGTCTCCGGTCAGGTCGGGCGGCTCGGGTGGGTCGATCAGCGGGTTGACGGCTGGCAGCCAGTCGATCTCGTGATCGATCTCCGCGGCGGCGGCGTCCAGGCACGCCTGCAGGGCGTCCTGGTTGGCGGGCGACAGCCGCACGTTCAGGGCTGCCGCCAGCTCCTCGGGGGTCGCGTACGCCACGGGTCAGGCCCCAGCGTCGATGGCGTCGCGGATCTCGGCCTTGGTCATGGCGTCGGACACGTCCAGGCCGAGCTGCTGGGCGTGCTCCAACAGCTCGGCCTTGGTCATGCTCGCCAGGTCGGGCGCCGTTGCCCCGGCGCCCTCGTAGTCGCCGGCCAGCAGCCGGTCACGGTGCGGGGTCATGATCAGACCGGCAGGGTCAGCTGCACGAACGTGGCCGGCAGCACGGTGACGGCCGCGAAGGCCCCGATCACGCCCACCTCCAG